TTATTTTTATAAATAATTACAAATACAGAGTCATAACACAGAGAGAGGAGTGTTCATGATGAAACGGCTTTTTATTATGCTGGTGGCGGTGCTTTATACAAGTGTTGCATCGGCAGAAACTATTGTTACCGAATCAACTACTGATAGTACGGTAACAACTAATGGTAACATGACTACCACGGTCAAGTCACCGCCACCCTCGGCCATCTCACCACAATTAGGTGGGAACAGTAATAGTGATCTATGTACTATTGGTGTTGCAGGTGCAGTTCAAACTCAAATTTTAGGTATATCAGCTGGAATGACATTTACTGAAGAGAATTGTATTCGATTAAAGAATGCAAAAACTCTTTATGATATGGGTATGAAAGTTGCTGCTGTATCAACTATGTGTCAAGATGAAAAAGTTTTTGATGCTATGATGATGGCGGGTACTCCATGTCCATATGAAGGTAAAATTGGTATGGAAGCTAAAATTGGTTGGGAATCGCACGAAAAAACATTAAGAGCTAAACATGGTGCTGAGGAGAAAACGGATGTTAAGGAAACTGCTACCTTTGGTGGCATGGGTCTTTTGGCCCTCCTATTGCTTCTCTGATAGCATAGTTCCCTATTACGGTACCACAGGTAATGCTGCAGCTGATAATGCATTGCGTTGGTCTATGGGTAATGTTCTACCTGAACCACCAGGCGTTGAGGTCAATGGTGTGTTCTATACCTATACTCCAGAAAAAATAACCGAAGACGATTTCAAAGTCACAGTTGGCAATGAAAGAATTGGAGGAGGTGATATCTGGTCTGATACACAGGATTGGTCAGGTAAACCAGGCGGTATTGAAGTGCGAAGAGTTATTGGATTGCCTAACGTACCAAAGGAATTATGGGGTGATGGTTATATCGAAACAGAAGGAACTGGAACTGTAGAGGACGCCACTGTAATTTATAGTTACAAAGTAACTCCTTGTTATGATCCACAATTTGATCCTAACTGTCCTGGATATAAGGTACCGGTACCACCGATTGTAGAAGTAACTATTGACTTCTATGATGCAACAGAAGATGAAAATGTTAAATTGAGTTCTGATGAATTGGTACTCATTGAGGAAAATGAAGAACAATTAGAACGTGAAAAGGAAGAAGAAGAAAAGGAAGCCGAAGAAAGATTAAGAAAATATCGGCTAGAAAAAGCAATGTCAGCGGTTGATGCAAGTGCTCTTCTTGCAGAAAATCAAAGGATTCAACAAATGAATCAGGCAATGCAAACGGCTGTGGATCTTGCTTATATTTCAACTTCTATTCCTGGAGGAACTTATAAAGAAACCGTTGTCCTGAAGGATGCAAAAATTGATGACAACAAACAAGGGCTAAGAAATGGTTTAGCCCAACAATTACTGCATGAAGAAATGGTTCAATCGCAGTATCAATAAAGAGGAGAACACATGTTCAAAAAAGCAATCATAGTAGGAGCATTAGGCTTATTGCCTTTGAGTGCTTATGCACTTGATGCCCCAATTACTGGAAGTGTTCAGTCAAGATGTATTATCACGACCGACACTCCAGGTGTATATGGAAACCCAAATGCATATACACTCACAACAGATGCATCAGATGGTGGTGTGCAACCAATCGTAAGATTTGACGTCACCCTTGCTGATGCATATTACGCACAAATTACTCACCCGACTTCATTCACATCTAGTCCATCAATCAGTGAAACTGTAACATGGACAGGATCAACAGAAGTAAGTGCTGTATCAGATGCTACCAATATGGGAGATTATGAGACAAATAAGACTACATTTGGTCAAACAACTCAATACGATCTCACAGCAACTGGTTCGACTTGGTTTAAAACAAGTTCAGAAGCAACTATGGGTGGTAACAAAGCATTCCCTGGTGGTAACTATACAGCCACTGTTGAAGCGCTTTGTGTAGCTCAGTAAGATGAAAAAGTATCTTATTGGATTGATCTTTATGTTGGTGTCATCAGTGGGTCTTGCTCATGAAATGACACCAACATATCCTGTGCTAAAACCATCTTATATGGATGGACTTCTTGTGACTACAATGGAAATATTTAATAAGAGAAAAGACATTGAATATTATGAGATTGCAGTCTTTGATAAGGACTGGAATCCAATACCATTTGTATCATCATATAAAGTATTTAAACTTGAATATCAAAAACGAATTGCATTTGACATATACATCCGTGAAAAGGATAAAAATGCAGCCGTTTATGTTTGCACGAGATCAAAGGCGCTCAAAAAGAATATATCTACCACGAGTGTGGTATCTACTATTTGTTCTAAGTTTAAGGGAGCTAAGGAATGATACCCCTTATTTTTATAGTATTATTCCTTTGGTCGCAGAATGCATTAGCAGAGAATAGTTCTCTTAACTTGTCACTGCCAGGTGCAAGTTCTGCATATGGTCAAGATTCTTTCCGGGCTGGAGAACTCGACTGTAAAAATTCAATCGGAGGTGGAACAAATTTTGAATTTGGTGTGACAGGAATTATTGATAATTATTCTAGCCCATTTACTAATAGAAATACCGGAGATACCTCAAAGGATATTGGTGTATATGCGAGAGTCACCATACCTTTGGATGGACCTGTGGAGAGAGTCAACTGTAACACTCTTTATCAACTCGAGTTAAAAAAGAAAAGACTTGAAGTTGAAAAATTAGAGCGAGAATTGGAGAAACTAAGAGCGTTACAAGCAACAGAATAAAACTGAGAGAGGAGCAACTCAATGTTTACAAGACTAGATAAGATCTGGTTTGGAATTTGTGGCGTATTTGTCGCAGCATGCATGATATGGGTCACGTATATCTATTTTGAATATCGTGTAGACGGTATGGCAAGAGTAGATTATCGCGATATACCAACGTGGACTTGGAAACCAGTAACCAATAAAATAAATGGAGATCAAAATGGCTAAAGATCTTGGTCAGGGTCTCGAAGATATGGAACAAGGTATTGAGGATCTAAAGAATAAAGAATTTCGGATTCTTGGTATTAAGGTTACTTTCATGTCTGTCAGTGCATTGGTTGCAGTACTTGGTTCTGTGATTGGTGCACTTTATGGTGGTTTCCTTATGTACCAAAAAGTAGAAGAAGTTGCTGGCCTTGATGTTGGTGCTTTCGAACAACGTATGGAAATTATCGAAACAAAACTTGAAGAGGCTGTTGATTATACTCGTGATATCAAATCTGGTTTAAGAGATGATATTCTGAGTATTGAAAAACAAGTTGAGCGGATGGAAGATAAGGTCCGCGAACAGGAAGCTGAAACTCGTGAAATTGTTTCAAATGCCGAAGAGCGTTTTGAGAATAAACGTGATCGGTTACAAAATGATTATGATGAAAAGGCTAATAGACTTCAATCATCTAATCAAACAAGAATGGATGATCTTGAAGCAAAAGTTGAAAGAGATCTGAAAGACTTAGATGATAGGTTAAGTAAGAAGTTACAGAGAGCCCTCGACAATCCTCTCGCTAACTAACCGAGGGCTCTCGCAAGGCCACTGAGGTGGCCTCTAGGGTAGGGGTGGTTTCGGCCATCCCTACTCATCCTTATCAGAGGTATCATGGATATAGAGCTGTATAAGTGCATAGTGCAAGACCTTCATGAGATCTTTCCTAGCATCTTCGACGGATCCTTTTTTACCGTATCGTTGTGCATATTTCAGGACATTTCCAATACAGAACCCGGTACCATGCCCACCATCGATAATAAACTCGGTGGCTTGAAACTTATCTTTCGAATAATGTGATTGATAAGTTGAGTCAATATACTCCTGAAACTCTTCGATCAATTCACGTTCATTAAATTTGTAATTTGGTTCTTCAAATTGTTCTGTTTTATAATTAAAAATCACGGCATTTCCCATCTATAAAAAATATGATCTCCAATATGTATTGTTCTAGTTTTGGATTCTTTCCAATCCGGGCTTACGTAGGTAGCATGATAATGAGTGGCTCCATTTGTAAAGTCTTTAAGCTCTCCAAAATAGATCTTAAAAGCAATGGAAAGAGCAAACTGATAGACATCACGGTCGTAATTAGGAATATCATCAGATTTACCATCACAATACCAACTGAATTGACACCGATGGCGAATCGGGTATTCCATGTTTGGATCTCTCCAAGATTTTCTTGTAGGTCCTTGTTCAATAACCTCACAATATGAATGAGGAAAACGCACATCCATAACACGATTACGAGTGACAAGAGCAACACCAATCATTCCTTTCGCTGGCTGATTACGAGCTTCCCAATAAATGTTTTGTGCAATACAAGCAATTTCCTCTTCTGGTTCGTGCCAGGTATGACCAAAGGCAGACTTACCTGTAATAAGTCCACCAAGAAAAGCAAGAGCACATGCACCTAGAAAAATATATTTCATACGCCTAATCCGTATAAAACATTATGAATCATTGCAGGTTTTGATGCATCTTTTACAAAGGTTACATCATAATAGCCATGAATTTTAGGAGTAAGATCATACGTATTATTTCCTAAATTTTTAGGTGCAGAGTGTTTCAGAACAACAATTTCCGTATAAAGGCTTTTCTCTTTATCGTATAATCTAGGATTAGTAATGCCTTCAAGCCTACGAAACCGTCTTTTTAGTTCACCAATAGTATTCATAATTGGGCTAGATTTATAACCACCTTCTTTAAGGATTAGCTGATAACTATACATTAGGCACCTCGTACATGATGTTTGATGAGATAGTCGGTCCAAAGACCACGAACCATTTTAAGGTTATCTTCCAAATATTTAATCACTTTTGTATTTGGAACTGGTTTTGCAGTTTCATCCATAATCCACTGCGGAAGAACTCTAAGGAACCTTTCGATTGACTCACGCTGTTTTTCACGTGGTAAGGATTTAATGTTCCTTTTTAGTTTAGAAGTTGGAATTCCGTATGACATATTTTATCTCCTCTTTGATTATAGTTATATTATATACCAAAAAGAAGCGTTTGTAAAGTGTTTTTTTTAATTATTTTAAATTTTTTTTAATGACAAAATTCTTTTATCATAGGGAAAACCGGTTCAAGTGCATCTGCACAGGCTCTTGCTAATTCCATGTGTTCCTTCTGTGTTCCGTGTCCAGAACGAAGCTCGATGTAATGGATCCAGGACCGAATTGTTCCATTGACATATAATCTAGAGTTTGTGATACCTTCTGGAAGAACTGAACGAGCCTGTTCCTTTGCGATACCGTTTTCGATCGCCCATTTATATGCTCTCTTTGCTTCATTAACTACCTCCGCTTGATGTGTTAACCACTCCATTTCAAAATCAGCTTTAGCGCCATCACTATCAAATATATCTGCATCTGTGAGTTCAATACTATTCTGCCGATTCTTTGTATCCTGTAGTCTTGCTTGTCTTAGAGTAAAATCAAGATCTTGTGTAGGATCTGCATACCTCTGTGAAAACTCTTGAAATGAAAATGATCTATGTCTTAATAATTGACGAGCAATATCACGAGTAGTTTCTACTTCCAAGCAAGCGGAAGCCATTTCGAAGGGCGACCAGTGTTTTTCTCGGATGAGATATTGTAATAATCTTTCTTGCGTTTCGGTTGATCCTTGGTTGGACGGATTCGAGACGCGGGCGCAATACGAGATAAGCCCTTGTAAATCCCTGGTCCCTGAATTTTCATCAAATAACTCCTTTGACGGCATTGAATAGCTAATCAATTTTACTTTCATTATTTTGTCCTATCTGATCATAGATGTTTTCACGCACATCAATCACTTTTTCATTCTGTATAATATTTATGATTAACTCAGTGAGTTCTTTTTCTTTCTTCAAAAAGAAAAGTTTCTTTGTGATCTCTTCGAGTTCCTTTTCATAGTACTCGATTTCTTTTTCCTTACGAAGTCTTTGATCAATCAAATCCGTAATAAAAAGAATTTTTCGATCACTCATGGAATGATACCCATTACAAAATTTTCTGCACAATCTTCTGCATATACTTCACTATGTTCATATAAGGGCCTGGATTCTACAAGTGTTTCATTCTTGTACATATCCACATAAAAACCCTTTTCATTTTTCATAACATTAGCCATCCTATTAGAGTATTCACCATCACCCCAATAT